GCGTAGATAGGTCGAGAGATTTCTCCACCAATCTTTACCAAACTAAATGCTCCTGTTTCTACTGTTTCTTCTTCACCAGTCTTTAGTTGTAGAGTTGGTGTAAGAATAGGACAGTTAATCTCTTTTTCAAACATTCTCTTTTGATAAGCAAAATAAAAAAGTAAAGGAGGATGCTATGCATCCCCCTGGGTTACTACCAAGCGAAGGTCAATGAAGAAGCTGTTTCTAATCTTATCAACGCTTTCTGTTGCAAGATAATAGAATCAAATGCTACTTTTGAACCTACCTTTACTCTTTGTGCGAGAGGATCTGAATCAGAAGCTACTCTAGGAGTAATGTAAGCTTGAAGTGTCTGAAGTGTTGCTACACCGTAAGCTTCTTGTCCTAGGATGTAAGTAGGATAGACAGTTACAGTAGAGGCAAATGTTTGGATGTATCCACTTGATACCAATCTTACTCCAAACATTTTTCCTATTTCTCCTGACATTACTTGCTCAGGTTTAGAATACTTGTTTACATCAACAAATGCTCCTGTTCCTGATTCCATCTGTAGATCATAGATCACGTTTGGATGAGTTACTCCTATGTATCCGTTGCTGAATAATGGAGCGCCCTTAGTCATAAGGAATGCATTTGCCTTAGCGAAATCCTTAGCTGATGCAGTATCTCCCGCTCCAAGAGCTGGTCTGTTGAGAGCTGTTCCTCCAAAGATTACGTTTGTACCGTTTGTAGCAAGGTTTGATTGGATTACTGAATCAATGATTCTTGCCATGTTGTTACCTACTACTACTGAAGCTTCTTTCACAAGATTGATAGGAGCTACATCGAGAAGGTAGTCTGACAATGTTACGTACATACCGTATTGCTTTGGTACGAGAGTAATAGTGTCAAGATTGATGTTTGTTTCAACCGGTGTAATTCCCTGGTTGAGTAGAGCTGATGCAGGAGTTACTTCCAATCTGTTTACTCTTGTTCGAGCGAGTGTCTGGTACCCGTCTTGGTAAACTGGTTTCTTTCCCATATCGTAGAACCTTAGTTGTGGTTCGAAATTCTTCAGAACTTGTCTGTATAGCCATGTTTGTAATACCTGCCCAGAATTGTTAATATTCGCTGTTGTATCCATGGTGCAAAGGTATTAAATAATAAAAGATTTTATCCTCCTCAAAGGATATTCCCTCACCCGCTAAATGTATCGTTTAGTGATGCTTCTAGTTCGTCGTCCGACATATCCTGTGCCTTTTTACCAGCAACCCTGGTTTTATCGAATTTCCCAGCTAGATTGAATCATCATTTTATCTTATTTACATCTTGCTCAGTGAGAAGTTTCATAGGATCAGTATTAGCCACTCGTAGCTTGTTTACTTGGTCCATAGGTAGAGCTGGATAGGCGTTTGCCAGATCCATAATCTCGCTTTTGTTAGCCAATAATTCTGGATTCTTCGCAAAGAAATCTCAAATCTCAGCTGTTCTTTTTGTTTCGTCGGTAGTGTCTATAGCATTGGATTTTTCTAGAGCTTCCTCTTTCTTCTCCTCAGCGATAGCTTTTTTGGAAATAGCTTCTTGTAATTTTTCGTTCCTCTCTTCTTCCGACATAGTGTCGTCGTCGTTAGGATTCTTCAAATCAGCAATAGTTTTTTCCAATTCAGCAATTTTATCGGATTGCTTCTTAACCGTTTCCAGAGCATCCTCTTTCAATTTCTTTTCCTCATTCTTTTTTGCAAGAAGAGTTTTGATTGAGCTAGGTACCTCCTTCTTTCATTCCGGATCTCATTCCTTTTTAGGTTCAGGATCTTTTGGATCATCTCCTTTAGGTTCTCCTTCCGGTTTCTTTGGATCTTCAACCTTTTTAGGTTCAAGGTCTTTATTAGCCGTTTCTTTTGCTGTCGGATCAGCGGGCTTTCAAGATGCTTCAAGGATTACGTCAGCCGTAACTTGTTTTTCTAGCTCCTCGTCAGTCAGTTCTTTTGGGTCCATGGTAATTTGTGAATGATAAATATGCCACTAAAGGGCGTGCAATTATTTTTGAATGGTATTGCAAACCATTAATAAGTATAGAAAGAGTATGACCCTATTATACTCGATCTATACGTATTAATAGCTTAATCTTTTTCTAGCTCATTGAATCGGTCTGCCAATATCTTATTCGCATTGGCAATATTCTGATCTCATTTGTATTTCTCTGTTATCTCAGAGGGAAGCCCAATAACCTCCCTCAAAAATAATCTTCTTATTACCTTTGTTTCTGTAACTGTAAATGTTACCTCATTTGATATCTTTGTTTTGAGAATATTATCTATCTGTTCAGAAAGATCTTCGACTTTTGATTGTACTATGGAGATGAGCGTTTTCCGGCCCGGATGATCCTGTAAGCTATTTAGATCATCAATCTCCCTGTGCGTTATTTTCATCATCGAGTTCTTTGAGCTTATGTTCTAAAATAGTCTGTGATTTTTCTAGCGCTTCTTTACGTTCTGTAGTAGTCTTCGGATCCGCCATCTCTTTTACTATCCTCTCTAGATCCTTTTGGAATCGTTTCACTAGAACCTTATTTACCTCTTCTGGTTTTACAATGATAACTTTTTGTGAAGCGTTCTCCGGTGTAGGGAACTGTTGCACCATCGCATCGTACTGAGTTCATTCTCAGTTATTATCGACACGATCTCAGCAATTACTTCTTAGGAATTTTGCAAAGCATCATTCTATACTCAATGATCTTGTAATGAAATCATAATGTTCTTGTGTTATTCATGATTCATCTACCCTCTTAGCATTTTTCATCTCCCGTCATTGCATACCATAATATTCTAGTATCTTTTTGGCGATTATTGGACGTATTATAGCCAGTTTATCACGTGCTACTCATATCTCTATGAGTTTATCTTCTGTTAAAGACCGTGGCTCGATGTGGTATTGACTACAAAGCTCCATTAATCATGATGTTCGAAACATCTCGTCATTTACTACTTTTGCTTCTCAATCAAATCATGGCTGGAAGCCATCTGAAATATTGTTCATTTAGGGTCAATTATGGTATAAAATTACTTAGCTGGTTTGATGTCTGGGTTTTGTATGCTTGGGTTCTCTATGATAATATCTGATTTCATTGCTTCAGCTCTCAATTTACCATAGTAAGCCACTAATTGATGTATCTCTAGCTCTTGCTCTTCTGTTGCCTTTTTACCTCCAGTAATAAGTTCAGTGATCTTCTCTTTTGATTTTATTGTTTCTCCATTGAATCCATACTTATGGAATATTGTTTGGATGTAGTCTGGCATCTCATGATAATTCAAATTGAGATCTATATCCTTCTCAGCTTGTGAGGTATAGGTTCTTATAGTCTTCAACTCTTTTTCAGTTAGTTTGTATTTCTTAGTCAAGATATCGTCATTATAGAGTTCTTCGTTACTAATCCCATGGAAAGCTTGGATCTTTAGGAGTGTGTTATGCTCCTTAGCTTCTGGTGATAATTTTACCTCTACTTTCTGTTCTACCTCTTTTGTAGGAGTTTCTTCTGGTTGTTCATCTTCGTCTTTTTTTTCGATAGTCATCATCCCCTCTTCAGGAGTGTCGTTACCATCTTCGTCCGGTGTAGAATCTACGGCATCGCCCGCTCTGAATGCATCGAGTTTAGCTTGGATCCGTTCAAGATCATTCTTTTTGTTGTTAGGCAATTTACCAATCTCTTGTGTATATTGCTCTTGTAAAGTTTGTTCGCTCATTTCTGTAAGAAAAGTATATAAAAGGATATTAGATACCGAAAATGTTTCTTATTCTTTGTATGAGTGTTGGCTTCCGTTCTTTTAGGAAAGTTATCTGGTCTTCGAATTGTTTCACTATCTCTGGTACTCTATCCAACATCTGTTTCTTGTTGTAGTATTCTAGATAATGGTTTGTGTATCCAGTCTTCAGCTTCTCCGCTAGATTGTTTACTTCCAATGGATCTTTTGATTTCTCTTCTCCGAGCTGTTTCTTTGCCATCTCTTTGAATTGATCGTTAGTCATAGGATCTTTGTACGTGTAGCCTTGTGCGGTAAATCGTGCTTCGAGCGCTTTGATGTTTTCTGGTAACTCACGATACTCGATAACCTTTCTCATGTAGTTTGCCGTAGCTTCTGTAACTAGGTCTTTTACAATCTTACTTGAAATAAAGTTTAGATTGTAGGGTACGTTTAACATGGGTCAATTATATTAAAATGATAAAAACTTATTGGCGGACCATTGTCTTTGGTGCGGAATTATTTCTCATTCATTGCTCCACTAGAGAATTTCATCCGGCCATCCCTCATCATGTATTAATCATTGTCTGCATCTGAGCATCCCTCATCTTCTGTGCTTGTCCGCTACGTATGTAAGCTTGTTTACGTTCTGCTATAGCCGACTTTGTTGCCGGTGTCAATAGTGCGGATTGGAATATTGTAAGGAATACATAATGATCTTCGCTCATATCACCTATCTGTACTGGAATATTGTTATTGAGTAATATCAATTGCTCTTTTGCATCCAATTCTTCTGGTTCAAGAGAACATCATTCCTCTATTTCTCTTAGTGATAGTCATTGTAGCTTCATAGCTTTCCTTGTCAAGAATCTCTTTGATGATGGTGATAGTAACGGATTCTGCATATATACTGGATAATATTCTAGGAATTTTGATGCTACTTCTGCGTTCTCTTTCTCTATCAATCATTTCCTCTCTATCTTGATCCTTGGATCCACTCATGATATGATATCTTTTCTGGAGAATAGATCACCAGCTTGTGATATCCCTCTATTCAATTCCACGAATTTTTCGTCTGAAGTAGAGAAGTAATGTTTGTAAAAGAAGTACCATATTTGTCGGAAATTTTTCTCTCACCATGAATTGATCTTTGATCACAATACCGCATTTATATTAGAGTTCATCTGCAATATATCTGCCTCTCTTGCTGTATCTACGTTAGGGCTTGCCACTCCACGTGATTGTGAATCTATACCCACATCATCAGTAGCAAGTTTATCTATCATTCAAGTGAAGTTGTATACATCAGGGCTTAGTGCATCAGTAGGTTCTTTGTGTATCATATCAGAGATGTTTCATCCCAAAGATTCTACCGGTATGTATTGTGGGCCTACTGTTGATGTATTCAATATATTCTTTGATTTTGTATAGATTGTTTTGTCTAGGAACCGTTTTCCTCCTAGCGCTTGTTTCACTGCCTGGATCCTTATTAGGTTCAACATCAACGTCTTCAATCTTTGTTTGTCCTCAGCTATATCGAAGATATTTATTCCCCGTGGATCGGATGGATCTGGTTCTCGATAGTTCAATGCTACAGGGTATTTCAACGGACATCATTTTTGATTCAATGGTGCTATAGCTTTGATAGATAATGGTATCTTATCTCTCCAAAGCACCAATTGATATGATTTCCCTTTGTATATCGTGTAATGCGTGTAGATCGTTGTCGTGTTACCGTCTGTATATGCGTATCCGTTTGATAACTCTCTCGGATATTTCATGGCTTGTGTATTCACTTGCATATCTGGCGACATTCATTGTTCTACACATTCAGTATTGGTAAACTCTTTATTTCTCTTTATTTCATCTACTCATATCATAGATTCGAATCCTATGAATTGGAAGTTATTGATTGTACTATGTCCGTTAGGATCAGGATACATAGACATAGGATTTATTACTCTGTATGTAGGGTTCTTTGATTCATCATCCCATCATTCTATGATTCTTATACCAACACCGTAGAAGTATTTATTCTTTTGGTTGAGATAATCGCTTACATCCATATCTAGATTATCGTAGTCGTAATCACAAACATTATTGAAATTCTCAGCTTCAAGATACGAAAAAATATCTCTACTTGTCCATCTAACGATTGGTCTGTCATCGTAGTAGAGCGCTAGTAAAGAGTTTATATTTCATCTGATTAGGTTCGATCTTATCTTGTCTGTAGGACTGTTTGGATTGTTATATAGCATCTGACGATCTCTGAATCTCTGGCGCTTCTGTTCTGTAGCGTTCTTACCTAGCATCTTTTCGTTCACTGCCTTCTGTACCAATTCTGAAACTTCGTCGGCTGTCAATTCTCACATTGCAGAGCTTGTATATTCGTCTAGTATGATATTTTGCGATTGGTTAGATAAATCCATCAATTTTACGACAAATATAAATCTTTTTGGGAAGTATATCTGTTTTTTTTAGAAAAACAACGGATTTTTTAATATAATTGACTTACATCTTGTGTTATTCCACCATCATCGTATCAGTCGGAATCGTGCATAGGTTCGTTATCGAAGAAATACTCAGTAGATGTACGGAAATGTGAGTTTTCATCATGTACCGGCTTATCTTTCTCTACTGTGTTTTCTGATCATTCCTTCACTTGTGGATAATGTGATTGTATCATAGCCTGTTGCCATTCGATCTGGTCGGAGTTGTAGAACACACGATTCAATCAAAGCTGTGTTTTAGCAATACGATCTTTCAATGTGGAATTACGTCTTGTTTGTAAATATATTCATTCCTCCATAAGCGTTTTCCTTATAGTGTTCTGTTTATCAGTAACATTCCTTGAATCCGAATTGTATGGATCTCAAAAGTGATTCGAGAATTTTACGTGTTGCATAAAATCCATAATATTCATATCCTCCATAGAATACACAAAATTGTTCTTTGTGCATGGTTTCCCTTTCACCAATCATGCGAAATCTCTTAGGTCCCAATCTTTTCTTTGGAAAGCTTTGATAAGATACAATGATCATGTTTGGAAGTCTTTCTGCCGGAGTGTAAATGCAGTCATATCCAGACCGAAGTCCCGTGATCAGTACGTTTTACGATGGTAATCGTACTTGAATTCCCCTTTTATAGCCATGGTAGTGAAATGAGAATAAACGGCCCCACTTACTGAGGTTTCATAAGATATATCTACTTCCTTGGCAAGATCCAAAGAAGTCCTTGTAGCTTTCTGGTATTGATATCGTACTTGTGTTTTGAATGGATGTTTATCCCGTAATAATGTAGTCTTCTTGATCATAAGATGACGATATTTCTTTTGATTTGTCATTACCTGTCAATAGACATTATTTATTCACTCTGGAGTTCATCAAAATATACGACATTCAGTCAAATCCTTAGTTTTTCTTAATGCTGTTTCATCATTTTCCCACAAAGCAAACTCATCTAGTAATACCACTTTCCTACGTCATCACGTACCAAAGTTCTTTCATGCATCACCTCATATCTCGGCTCCAATCTTTTTTGATGATATACTCATAAATTTAGATACCATATCATCTGGAATCATCCACTTAGGTAATCTTGAAATCATATATCTTAGTCTTTCAAAAGCAGAATCCATAGATCATTGCATATCTACATAGTCCTCTTT